GTCCAGGATGGCAATCCGGGGCGTTTGGATCCGTCGGCTGCTACTGGGACTGCGCTAATTCCAGCAGCTGCAAAGCGGAGCGCGGTGGTAAGGATCGCATCGCTCATTCGTCGTCTGCTTGCTCTTCTTCAATCTTGATCAAGCGGCCACGGACAATGGCTCCGCTCAGTCGAAGGCCTTCCTGAAATCCGCGCTCTCTTTGTACTTCGCCATAATTGTCTTTGGTGTGCTCGGGCGTGGGCCGTCGTTGCCAAATGTCAATTTCATCAATAATCGATTGAAGAATTTGATTTTGATCGTGCATTTTGTACCCCCTAGTTTGTTATCTCTTTGTGCGTGTGATCGGAGTCGAACCGATCCGTTTCCCCTACGGCCCCTGGCCCACGCGCCTTCCCCGAGTGGAAGGTGTTGCTCGGGAATTTCCTATCTTATGCCGGCTTTGCTCCGAGCTGTGCCAAGAGTGCGATTACCTCTGGCGTCAATGCTTCGGCTGTTACCACTTGCTTTGGCTCCGCCGCTGGCGCGGCCGCTGGCTTCGCTCCGGCTGAGCCTACGAAGGCGTTTGCCTTTGCTAAATCTGCCGGGTTGCCTGTTGCATCGACCAGGATCCAGGGGGCCGATTTTCCGGCTTTGGCCGTTCCTTGTCCTATACGTGCTAGAACCTTCTGGCCGACTTTGTTCTTCAGCGCATTCTTGAGTGCAACGTTGAAGAAGAGAAGCCCTTCGTGGATCTCGCCTGTGTCCAGGTTTGTCACGTTGACTTCGATCGCATCTGTATCGCCATGTACTGTGGTGATGCTTGCTTTGTATTCTGTCGGTTCGATGATTAGCAATTGGTTTGCTAAATCTGCGACCTTTGGCTGGTCGCCGCCTGTTGCTAGTTCAGAGAAGTTCATTCTCTTTCCCCCTTTGTCGTGGTGTTACTTGTTTGTTGGTTTTCCAACTCTGTAGGCGGATTGTTTTCCGCGATCTCTTTGGCAATGTCGGAGATGGTCTTCTCGATCATGAACCGGTGTCTCCATTGCATGCCTTTGCTAGGTCTTTGCTGAAAGGTTGGAAGTATGGGCAGTAATTGCAGAGCCGATCGGGGCTTGCTGGAATTAATTGCCAAAGTTCCGGGCTGTTCTCGACATCGACGGTCGCAAGTAATCCGTAAACGGTGTCAAGTCTGGAAAGTGCTGTGATCGCGACGGCTTCGTCGTAATCGTGCAGCTCGACGTGCATGTCATCAAGGCTGCCGCTTGTCGGTAAATAAACCAGGGCGACTTGCTTTACCTCTGCGCCTTCTTGCGCTTTGCCGTAACCATAAAGTTGGACTTGGACGAGCTGCTGCTCGGTTGCTCCTTCTTTACGTCGCTTTTCTAGTCCTGTGCTGCCTGTGGTTTTCCAGTCCATGACAATGCCGCGACGCTTGTCGAATAAGTCCACCGTTCCTGAAAGATTGGCCCGAATGGTTACCTTTTGTTCCACTTCGTAACCTTCAAGTTTGGCAAATATATCCGCCAGGTGCGCATGGATCGCTGTGCCAACCTGCGCCGCCCAGTTTCCGCCGCCAGGGATTTCGTTTGCTTTATCCCAGTCGAGGAGTTTGTAAGCGATGCGCCGGGTGCATGAATGCCCGATCTCGGATGGGCCTATGTAGACCTGCTTTGATCTCGGTGTCCATGTGCCTGCCTTCGTGATGATTGCTGCCAATTCATCGCCGAGTGCTTTGCCTGGTGCGTGCGGTGATACGAACATTTATTCGTCGTCCTCTTCGTCGTCGTATGGCCAAACTGGAACCTCTGGCACGTCAATTGACGGCAGAATTGTCGGCAGGCTCATTGCTGATCCTGATCGACAACGGTGAAGCGCCGGCTTGTGCTTACGATTTCGAGGACGTCGATCACTTGCTGTGGCAAGATTTCGCGTGCCTTCTTTGTGTCAAAGCGTCGGCTCTCGACGCGTGTCCATCGGACGACCGGCTTGTTTTCGTAGAGAGCTGTCTCTGCATCGCCCATTGCATTTTCAAGATGCGCCCTGGCGATATCTGCAATCTCTTCCCATCGTGCGATCTCTTCTTTGGCATGTTTGTATTGCTGTAGCCATTGCGCGATGCCATCGTCAAAGTCGACGATGCCCGGGCTTCCTTCTGTACTCATATTCCCCCCTTAGTACCAGCCGTAGCCGGTCTTTTGCTTTTGGCGTTTCCAATGTTCCCATGCTGCGCAGGGGCCACCGGATCCGTATTTTCTTCCAATATACGCTAAGGCTGCCACAGTTTGTGCGACCCGGCTCTCCGGGTGTCGCATCCCTAGATTCTTGTATGTGCCGGCGAGGAGCTGGCCCACGCCTGCCGCACTTGATGTTGGATTGTTCACCGATCGCCAGGCGCTTTCCTTGCCGACGAGCTGCGTGAAACATTTGTATTGCTCTGGTTCGAGCAATTCTTTGGCGAGCTGCTTTGGGTCGATGTCTTGCATCGCTGTGCGCTCGGTATAAACCACCGGGATGGCCGGGGTTGGATTTAGGGCTGTGCTTGCGATCGTGCTGGTCATTGCGCTGATTCCAACGATGACGGCAAATCTGCGCACGCTGTATTTTTCTGCTGGTTTGATTGGTCTTCTCGCTTTCTCGCCTTGTTTGCTTCAGTAAAAACCCTATAAACCTGGGTAATCCTGATGCCTACTTTGATGGCGATCTCTTCGGTAGAGATTCCTTGATCGCGGAGTCGAATGATGCGCTTCTGGCGTTCCTTCTTCTCATTTCGTTTCAAGTTATGACCCCTCTCGGTCGGCGTCTTGCCGCCCCAGATGCCATAAGGGATCTCTTCTTTGATGGCGTATGCCAAGCATTCCTTTCTTTCGATACAAGCTCCGCAGATGGCGCGAAGTTTGGGGAGGCGCTTTGCCTCTTCTGCATTCCCTTCCGGGAAGAAATAATCTAGATCCTCTAATTCGGCGCATGCTGCATTTTCGAAGAGCTGCACAAATGGTAAGAAGTGTTTAGTTCTAATCATTGCGCTTTACCCATTGCTCCAAATTCTCAACAACCCAGGCCTTTTCAATTCCTGCGTTGCGTCGTTTAATTATGACGTATGCCGGTGGAGTTTGCTCCAGTCCTCTGGCCTTTGCATAATTGTTTGCTTCTGTGGTTGCTTCTTCCCAGAACGCCGGGAGTGAGATGTTCTTTCGATTCTTTAATTCGAGGATGTATGTCTTGCCTGCAACGATCGCGACGATGTCGCCTTCGTCTTTGCTGCCGGCTTTCGTGAGTCGTTCCGCAATTGCTCCAACGGATCGCAACCATCGCATCACATCTGTTTCGAAGAGTGCGCCTTTGCGTCCATTGGGATTTGCCATTTACTTTACGATCTCCAATCGTGGGGTTCTGCGAGCTGCAACGTTGCGCACGATGTCCTGTGCTAAATCGAGCGCTTCGTTTTCGCTCATCGATGCAATCAGCAAAACTGTCGCCGGGAGTAATTGTCGCATCTTGTCGTATTCGAGCCAGTTGCTGTCATCGTTTGAGATGTTATTTATATGTGCTGCTCGATGCAAAGCTGCGATGTAGTCGCCGTTTGCTTCTTTGCCTGCTTCTTCGAGCAGATCAAGGACGGCATCTTGCTCTTCTAAATATAAAGCGATGCGCCCTTCGCCGTTTGTGTGTACTGAAAACAATGGGCGCCGATCTAAACTCATTTTTCGAGCGCCTTCTTGATCCGCTTCTGCTTGCCTTCGTATTGCTGTGCTTCTTCGATCTCTTTGTCGATCGGATCGCCTTCGAGTTTGAGTAATAAATAAAGGATTCCGCAGACGGCGATGGCCCCTGCGAAGATGAAGTATTGCGTTTGCACTGGTTCCCCCTTGTTTGTGGGCCGATGGCCCTGGTCGGCTTATTGTGCCTTGCGCTGGCCCTGATCGGTGGCCGACACGCCGTTTGCCGGCTTCTAGTGCCTAGCCCACACCTGTGGGCCTGGCTTTCACAGGAATAACACCGCAGGAGTTCACTTTCATTTTGCTTGTTTGGTATTGCTCTTTGTATGGACGTATGGGAAAGTTCTCTTATCGGCAAGGAGCGAATGTCTCAGCCGGTGGGGGTAATAAAATGAAGGTTCTCAATCTTGAAGATGTGATCGTGGAAGCTGTCGTCGAGCTTGCAATGTCTGGTGAGTTTGCTGTTCCTGTAGATAACATTTACAACGGTGCGGATGTGTTTCGCGATGAAGATGGTTTTGTTCGTGGTCTTCTTCGCAATGGTGTCCGTTTCATCACCGATGATGAGGCAATCGTAATTTATAAGTTTGAGTCTTATGGACTTGCTGCTCAAGCTCGCTTCACTGGCGAGATGGTTTCTTCTTCTGTACTCGTTGCGATCGCGAAGGAGTGGTTAGCCTAATGACTCTCACTGATCTCATCGAGCAGCTCCAGGATCTCCTGGAAGAATATCCGGCCCTGGCCGATCGCGATGTCATGATCGCTCAGCAGCCTTCTTATCCGCTTACTGCTGTCATCGATTGTGTCTCGCTTGTCGATTCAGATGACGACGAAGATGACGAAGATGCCGAAGATGGCCTGGGCGTCGTCTGGATCGCGACTTCTGAAATCGGTTCGCACTCTTCTGTCTCCCCTTATGCCCCTTCTTCTGCATGGGAAGGTCGCTGATCATGAGCTGGTATGAAATGCATGAGTGCGTCTGTATCGGATGCAAAGAAACATTTAGATCGGTCGAGAAGATGAACGTCTGCCTGCCTTGCTTTGAGGCTCAATTAGCGAATGGAGATAAATAAATGGCTGCAATGAAGTCTTTGCTTATGGACATAACCGAGGCGATGGATCTGGCTGGTCGCAATCTTGTCGCCGCCGGCGCTGCCCAGGATCCTGAATTGATGGAGGCGGTCATGGTGAATGTCCTGCATTCCCTGCCCTCATACCTAGCTGCATTGCGAGGCGAATAATGAAGATGGATCGCAAGTTTGTGCGTCGTCGTCGCGTCGCCCTTGTCGTCGCCCTGGTTGCACTAGTGGCCTTGACTTATGGCACTCGCGATCTCTGCTGGACTGGTTCTGGTTACGGCTCCTGCTCTGCCATGATCGACGGGGTGATCTCTCATGGCCGTTAAGAAGGCGCGTTCTGTCAGGGTGTCCGATCAGCTGTGGGCTGCTGTAAAGGCCCGGGCTGCTGTTGATCAGAAATCGGTCAGCGAAGTCATCGTGGATGCTCTGAAAGCCTACGTCCGATGAGTTGGTGGAACCTTGCTATTGCCCCTGTTGCAGGGATCCTGGCACTGGCCTATGGCCGCCGGATCTGGTTCTGGTTTGCCTTTGGCTTCTTCTTTGGCCTGTGGTCTTTCCTGATCGTGCTGCTCCCAAAGAAAGAATTGAAAATCCCAACCTTGCCGAACTGGTTGCTTGTATTTTGGGGCAACCAGCAGATTGCTCGAATAATGCGCCCGATTCGAGATCCGTCCGATCTGTAATAGGGATGCAGAAATCCCCCCATCGCTTTTTAGACGGCGATGGGGGGTTTTCTTATTCTGCGAGTGCTCTGGCGATTCCTTCTTCTAGGCTGATCTTTGGTTCATAAATCTGCAACATTTTCGTGGGGTCGCCGACTCTGTATTCGACTCCACTCGGCTTGCCGGGGTGATTCTTGATCGGTGCGAGGTATCCCTGCTGCAACATGATCATCTCTGCGAGCTGGATGAATGAAGTCGCTCGCCCGGTGCAAAGGTTCAAAGTTTTAACTTTATTGGTAATCGCTTCGAAGGTAGCTGCAACCACGTCGTCGATGTGAATAAAGTCGCGGACTTGCTCGCCTGTTCCCCATACTTCGAACGGATCCTGTTTGGCCTTGCCGCGTGCGATCAAGGATGGGAATGGGTAATCCAGGGCCTGATCGGATCCGTAGCCGCTAAATGGCCGCAGGACGGTGACGTTGATGCCTTCTGCTCTGGCGTATCCGGCCAAAGTCTCGCCTGTTAATTTTGACCATCCGTAGCTCAAGTCTGGCGTGCGAATGTGATCGAGGTTGATGTCGCCCTCTCGAAGGCGTTGCTTGTATGCGGCTCTTTGTAAATAGATGGGGTAAGCCGCCGAGCTGCTGTAATAGACCAGGTGCTTCGGCTTGGTTCGCACAGCCCACTGAAACATGTCGCTGTCGATCGCGAGGTCGCTGGCAACGGCCAAAGGGTTCCCTTCGATTAAGGCGCGGCCCCCGACGATCGCGGCGAGGTGAATAACGACGTCATATTTTGTGTCGTCCTTCTTGAAGAAATCTCTGCAATCTAGGCCGTTTGCAATGTCGATGCCGGTGATCTCATGGCCTTTGTTATCGAGTGCTCTGTGGAAGGCCCGGCCAACGAAGCCGGCATCTCCTGTTATCAATATCTTCATGCGAGCCATTCTGCCATGTATTTGTCGCTTCCTGATTCGCCCTTTGCCATGGCCTGGTCAATGCTGAAAACGAAGCGATCGTCTGCTTCCAGAGCTGCCCCGATATGGTGCAAGGTTGCCTTCTTTGCGATGGGGAATGGGCGGCGCTTTGAGCGCCCTTCTGTGGGGGTTTGGTAGCTCTCATCGTGGATCAGGGCGCTGTCCTTGATCAGGGGCCAAATATAGGCCGCGAGCCAGTCCTGATCGGCGGTGTAATAATTCGCGGCTTCTTCTGTCTCCTGCAAATCTGCCGGGATCGCCCTGGTACGAGCTGCAAACATGCCGGCGCTGATCTGATAATTGTGGCCTGTGGGGTGATCTTTCATGATGTGGAAATCCAGGCCGCTTGCTAGAAACTCTTCATGGGCGATCCGTTCCCGGTGCGTCAGCCTGGCGTCTGCGTCGCGGCTGAGAACGACGTCAAATGCTGGATCTGCCAAAGCCTGAAATCTCCAAAGTTTGGCCCTGTGGTCTTCTGGCCCATATTCCTCTACGAGCTGCACGTGGGAGAAGAGCTGAAGGGTTTGCTTGATGGATTCTGGAACCGAGGCCCCGGTGTAGAAGCGCAGGGTGTATCCCTTGAAGTGCCTGGTTGCCAGAATTGCGTTCTTGATCGCACCGATCGTGTATCGCTCTTGGCTGCCATATAAAGAGTAAGCGATGAGCTGCTTCATGGCTTCAGTTTGCGCTTGAGCAATTCGTAGGCTTCGCTCTGGATGTAGTTCTGGTAGGCAAGGCCATCGAATGCGTATATCTCGGTCGCGTTGACTTCCTTATATCCCTCATCCCATTCGGCTTTGCCGGCGATGGGGTGCATGTGCTCAACGATAACGTGATCGAGATAGGTCAATGCTCCCAAGTCTTCGCCCAGTTTCTTCCAGAAATTGTCCAGGTATAAATGCTTCATCTTTGGCGGAACCATGCCGTCGAGGGCTTTGACGATGTCGCTTGTCATCGTGATCATGGTTGGAAGTCGTTGCCCCTGTAGCAAGTCGTTGCCGTAGGCCATTGACGGTCGCTTCTGCATTGCCTGGATGAGAAGTTCATCCCACCCGGCTGTGCGTGGGCGATGGTCATCGCCGAGGAAGGCGAAGTATTTATATTCGCCCTTCTTTACGATCGCACTTGCTGCCTTGTTGATTGGGTAAGCCATGCCCCGGGTTTCGTTCTCGATTGTCATGCACTTGTCTGCGCCGACTTCGAATTTGTATTGATCATGCTCTGGATCGTTTGCGTCGATGACGAAGAGGATCTCTGAATGCGTTGAGAGTTTGTCATGAGCTGCGAGCAATTCGACGGCGTTGCTCGGGCGTCCTCTTGTCGGTACGAGGATAATCATTTCCTTCATTTGCTTGTCGCAATCTCGCCGGCGATCGCGGCGTATGCCGCTAGATCCACGAAGGAGTCTTCTGTCTCTGTTTCCATCAATCGTGCAACTTTAACGAGGGCCATGCAGATTGCCACTTGCTGTGGAGTTACCTGGTGCTCCAGGTATGTCGTCCATAAGTCTGCAATTCTGCAATGATTGACGGTTGGATCGCCGTATGTCTGCTGGCGATCTTTGGCTGTGAGTCGGTGCGCTTCTTGAAGAATTTCCCCCCGATTCATAAATTATTTACCTATTCTCTTCATGTTCATTTACTGGCTCCTCATCCGGTGTGTCGATTATTTCAACGATGTTATCGTTTGGCTTGGAAGGGTCATAGCCACCAAGTCCGTAGATAATAGTTTTGCTCATAATTAACCTCTCAACCCAATAGCCATAACAGTTGTGGCAATAGTCAAAGTTCCAGCAGTAGCAAAACCTGTAGTCGTTACTGACTCTGTGTAACCGATGGCAGGTGTTTGTGAAACTGGATTCCAAGCCGAGTATTGGTTGATTAGTGTTGTCATATTAGCGTTTGTCACCATACCTGTAAATTGGTTTGTTGTTGCAGCAGTTTGACAATTTGCAGCAAGCCAGTAAATACCAGCGGTTAAAGATTGATTTATTGTAATTGCATAATTGGTAATTGCAGCAGTTGGTGCAACAGTGCCAGCATCTAGCAGCACAGTCGTTGGTTTACCAGTTGCAGCATCGTGATTGTAAATGCCAATTCTCACTACGGCACTACCTGAGAAACCAGAACCAGCGCGAATAATTATCTGATTGTATGTTTGAGTAACTGGGATAAGTATTGGCACATAGAATGTTGTGTTAGCAACAAATGCAGTGGCACCTGATACTGAACCACCCGAAATAATTGGTCGAATAAAATAATTTGATTGAGTAATAATGCCTGTGTCTGAGCCTGAACCTGCCGCACCTGTTGCACCTGTGTTACCAGTTGATCCTGTGGCACCGGTTGCTCCGTTGCTACCAGCTGTTCCGGTTGCTCCTGTTGCTCCAGTTGCTCCGTTGCTACCAGCTGTTCCGGTTGCTCCTGTTGCTCCAGTTGCTCCGTTGCTACCAGCTGTTCCAGTTGCTCCTACTTCACCTGTTGCTCCGGTTGATCCGGTTGATCCTGTTGCTCCTGTTGCTCCGTTAGTTCCAGCAGTTCCAGTTGCACCTGTTGCTCCTACTTCACCTGTTGCTCCGGTTGATCCTGTTGCTCCTGTTGCTCCTACTGCACCTGCTGTTCCTGTTGCTCCTGTTGATCCTGTTGCTCCGTTGCTACCAGCTGCTCCGGTTGATCCTGTTGCACCTACTGAACCTGTTGCTCCGGTTGATCCTGTTGCTCCTACTGAACCTGTTGCTCCTGTTGCCCCTGCTCCTGTTGCTCCCTGTGGCCCTGTCGCACCAGTCGCTCCGGTTGCGCCACCTGCTCCTTGAGGCCCTTGTAGATTACTGATAACTACTTCATTGGTAACTATTGAAGTTTCAATGGTGGTAGTTGAGTCAACGGTAGAAACTGTAACCTCAGTAGTTGGAACATAAACAATCGAGCTCATCGAGTAACCTCTGGGCTTACATCAAAATCTCCTTGAACAAGGCGAGTGACTACTCCACCGCTTGATGCAAGTTCTAAATCGTAGACATAATTGCCTGAAACTATGGCAGCGGTTTCTGTAGCGCTTAATGCAATGACAATCGTTCCGGCTGCTCCGCCAAGTGTTAAGCCGGCGGCTTGCGTCAGCGAGATGATGGTTGATGTAGATGTGACATCTTCTCGAACCTGCATCCTTGCTGTGTATCCGGTCAAATTGACTAAGGCGTCATTAATTTTCCACGTTAAAGTTTGAGAATATGTTGCGCCTTGTTCGACGTTTAAATCTAGAGTTCCTGCTGCCATTGTTGCCTCTCTTTAAGTAAAATTATTACTTTGATCCGCGTCCGAATTCGGTTGCCTTGCCATCGAGTGCTTTGAGGACTGGCCCTGCGATCGCTGCTAAGCCTGCCACCAAGTAATTTTTTAGCGGCTGGTTCGGATCTGCCAAATAAAGAGCTGCCGCTGCTGCTGCCGCTGCTCGAAGGTAGGTTTTTAGGATTGCTTCTAACTTTGCCTGGTTCATTCTGTCTCCTTGTAGTTTGGCTTTCCAAAGCCGACAATGGCGACGGCCAATGATGGCTTAAGTTTGCCCCGGTTCTTGATCTTGTACGCCCTGATCTTACGGCACACTTCGCCGCCGTTGCGTTGATCGCCCTTCTTGTCGGGGCTGGTGTTGCCTTCGATTGTGGTGACTGTGCCATCGCCGTTATTGGCGATCACGATCCCAACGTGGGAGATGCGATCGAGTGCGTCGCCTGGGAAGTCAAAGAACACGATGTCGCCCGGCTCTGGCGTTGCCGAAGCTGCGTCTTGCCATCTCTTCTTGTCCATAAAGGCGACCGCCCCTGCCGGGGTGTAGACGCAATTTGGAATTCGTACGCCGGCCTGTTTTGCCACCCAGTTCACAAAGGCTCCGCACCATGCTTGGTTTGCCTTCTGGTATTTCGTCTGGTTATTGGCTGGCCCTTCAATATATCCAATCTCTGCTTGCGCGATCTGGATCATCTTCTCTCTTTGGCTCACATTTTCCCCCTCTTAGCTTTGTTATTTTCTAGAAGCAAGCTGTATATCTCGTCGACTCTGCTTTCCACTCTTGAAATTCTATCGCTTACTGAGCTGCCCCCATTGGGCTTCAATTCTGCCAAATAATGCTTTACAAGCCATCTGGTTATTGCGGCAAATGCGCCAGCGATTGTAAGGATGGAAACGGTCAGAGCTGCGTAATCCTGGGCTGTCATTTCCCAATGGCCATCACTTGCATCGTTACGGATCCTGAGCTGGTAATTGCCCAGATGCCGTTTGCCTTGTTATCGATTGTGATTTTGTCGCCGTTATCCATCTTGTATCCGGTGCTCGAAGTGACGTCGCTGTTGCCCAAGTAGCAGGTTCCGCTGGAGCTGTGCAAGTAGACCATCTCTGCTTCTTGGGTTGCGTCAACGAGCGCCGTTGCTGCTGTGGTGACTGTGACTTGCCGGGTGCTGATTCCCATTATTCATTTACCCTTTCCCATTGACAGGTTTCTTCATTTAGAATAAAAGAACCTTTTTCTGGCATTGGTGCAATAAAAGCGTCACGCACTTCGTCGTAGGTATCGCCAACACCTGCAAAGTTTTTACGAATGTTGCCGTTGTAAGAAGTCTTGATCCAAGTACCACCAAGATTATCTATTAGCCATTGGTAGCCTTCGTCGGGTTCATTGTTGTCACCAACAGTTACACGAAGCACAATGTTATTTCCATCTATCTCTGCCCAATGCGCCATTAGTCCACCTGTGCCTTTGTGTATCGAACAATTACTAAACCTGAACCACCAGCACCTGAAGATGTACCAGTAAAAGTTGAACCACCACCACCACCAGTATTTGCAGTTGCGTTTGTAGCACTAGCGGTTTTATTACCTGCTGTACCACCGCCTGATCCACCCGCACCGCTAGTAGAGTTTCCTGCACCACCACCACCGCCTGCATAATAATAAGTTCCAGAAACATTTTGACCTGTGCTAGTAACACTACCCCACGAAGAATAAGTAGAACTTCCTACACCGCCTGCACCACCGACTGAAGCAGAAGCCGCATCAGATCCAATAGCACCAGCGCCACCGCCACCTGCTGCTGCTGCATTGCCAGAAGCAGCCGCGCCAGTTCCACCAGCAAAACCTTGACTTGCTGTACCAGCACCACCAGCAAAACCTATATTGCCGCCATTACCGAAGGTTGCTCCGCCGCCGCCACCTGAACCGCCTGCAACGCCAGATAGCGCACCTGCACCACCACCTGTAGCGGTGCTTGCACTTAATTCACTGTTACTTCCATTGACACCTGATGAATTGGCTGCGGTTCGTGCTGCTCCACCGCCACCAACAGTAACTGAAATATTGCCGCTACCGCTTTGACTTGTAAG